TATCCAAATCACAGTAGTGTATTAATTGGTAATGGAGCTACTATTTCTCATCAAAAAGATGAAAAACTAATAATTTGTAACAAACCAAAGAATTCTCCTTTGATTGAAGGAAACTTTGCAACAAATCAAATCACAATTGATAAATGCTTAAATCTCAAAGAATCTACAGATTTGAATTGTGATACCCCAGGTGTTGATGGTGATTTAAGACGTCATCAGGATATGTTATATATGTATAGAAGCTTTAATGTTCATCCTGGTTGGTATCCTTTGAATTTTGGAACCATGTTATTATTATAACATTTTCGCAACACAAACATATTTATCTGTGATACGTTTACCAACAATAATTACTGAAATAGATGTATCGATATCAGGTATCATTTGTTCTTTACACAAATGTTTAGGAATAAATACAGTTAATTGATCAGATTTATAAAAAGCTCCCATTTTATTATTTGATGTGATTGGTAAAATCAATTCATCATTTATATTTAAATCTATTACAGAGCAATCTACATTACAACAAAATTTTATGTTTCCATTACTTAATATCTTTGGATTTTCATTGATATTTACATCATATAATGCACATATTATTTTGCTATTGTAAATTTTATTCACATAACGTTCACATAGCAAAATTAATAATAAATTATTCAAATTCTTACTAGGTATTAATTCATGTGGTTCTATTATAATCTCAAATTTTAATAGTATCTGTTTTTCCATTATAAAACACTATATAATATTCAAAACATTCTCAATCTTTAAGCAATATTGTCAATCATATTCTTATAATCTCATGATCACTTTTCAAATACACAATTTCTTTATTACCACCTATCTTAGCTAAAACTTTTTTTGCTAAATTAAAACTTGGACAATTATCAACACATTTGGTACCTTTCCAAATAAATATTGTCCTAATCTTATCGAAATCAATTGATTTTAACTTTAAATTAATTATAGTTTCCATATTTGGATTTATTGCATCTATATGTGCCATAAATTTCATATCACCATATTGAAATACTAAAACACTACATGTATTTACAAAACTTGTCGACAAATATTTTTTACTAACAATCACTTCTCCAGTATTAACACATATAGAATCAACCGAATCAAATGCATCACACAATAAAGACATAATAAAAACTTAGAATTTATTATAAATTGAGTAGAGATCAATTGATAAAACTTTCAAAGAATTTTGGTCTTAAACCAACTATAGCTTGTAAGAAGAGTAAAGAGGCTTTGATAAAACATATAAAGCTAAGAAATGAAATTAGGATACATAATAATCTACATACAATCCTTTTAGTAATCCAACTCCCCAATAAATACCCATTAGATATATCATATATAAGTTTCCCAATAACAATATATCTCCAACTTTAAATGGAAATATAAATGCAAAATATCCAAAAACAAAATATCTCAACAGTATATACCAAACAGCTTGTATGTGACGCCATTGTTTCAATTTGTTATAGAGATTATCATATGTTCCTATTTTATAGTTTTTTAAATTAAATGTTTTCATGTAATGATATACTGGAAATAATGTTAAATTCGACATTTCCCCTATTAGAAATCCCCAATTAATGACACTTCCCATATTACTTTTATGAATATATTCTAACATGTATAAAACTACAATGTGATGATATAAATATCCATTTTCTAGTAATTTATTGATTACAATATAATAAGAATCCCATATAAAATAAGTTGATGAAAAGTAAAATAAAGTATCGCGATACAATTTTGTCTCTGGAAAACAAAAGTATAATACACTGAAAGTAAAACTTGTTACTGAATGTAAAGCAGATATTGCATTTCTTTTGATTTTTTTGTCATTCGATATTCCAATTGGATTATTCACCCAAGGTTTTTGATGATTAAACAACTGATATAGTAATGGCCAAATTAAAGCATATATATATATCATACCACTATTATTAGTATTTTCTTTAAATCAATATTATCTAGATCTATTTTGTACCTCTTTTCAGCAAGTTCTCATCATATTTCTATTTTGATTTCTGTCCATATTCATATATTATTTAGTTTGTTCTTTTTCTACTCTATATTTGTTATGTGTATATTTTAATATTATAAGTTATAAGTATATATATATAAATGAGAGTTGCTGTTTACTCTGCTAATTTTGGAAATTATAGAAACGAACTTTCAGTTAATAATATGAATAAAGTAAACTTTTCAAAAGAAATAGATTACTACTTGTTTACAGACAATGATATAAAGTGTAAATGGAATGTTCAAAAAGTTACACTTGAAAAAGATTTGGACTTTATGAATAAATTTAGACATACTAGTAAAAAATATAAATTCTGTTTACCAAAAATATTAGATTCATATGATTATGTTATCTGGTGTGACACTAAATCACTACAAAATATAGATAATTTAAGCTTAGATAAAATTGAAAAACTAATAACTAATACAAAAAAAAGTATATTTCTAATCAAACATCCTGGTAGAGTACATTCAACAGAAGAATTAGATGTAACCCTAAAAATGGGAATGGAAAAAAAAGAAAACGTGAATAATTTTAAAAATAAAATACAAAATATCACATTTAATTCTCAAGTTCCAGATTCAACAACCATTATTCGTAAGGTAGATGACTATCACAATAAATGTTTTACAGAAATATATAATGTTCAGTTAAATAATAAATTATGTAGAGATCAAAATGTAATTCAATATGCTTTTCATATTATGGGTTGTGAATCAAAACTTTTTTATTTTAAGTCACATCAAGACCTCAGAAACAATTTAAGATAAACATGTCCAATAGCTTATCATCCCATCACCATAAAAATATTCAGTTTAATTAATGTTATTTACTTAAAGAATGAATTTTACAATTATGTATATATTATATAATGATTGCATATCTTAGAAATTATTTAATAAAACCTATAATGAAGAATCCAGTGATGTTAGGTAGATGGAATTTAACAAAAGGTAGTTTATGTGAAGAAATAAAAGTATTTAATGCTAACCGCGATCATTGTGGTGATAAATTATGTGGAAATCAAAATGAATATAAAAATATGGTGCCACGAAATAAAAAATCAGAAACTACTGAGAAATAATCTTATCAACATAATCCATTATAAGTTCCATAATATTTTCATTTAAAACAACTTTCCACATTTGTAATAGATTATGAATTGTATGTAAGGGATTAGTCTCAATTTGTGTATACTGCATACCATTATGCAATTGACTTAATGTATGAACAAATGTTAATGATTGTTCAGTTAATGATTCATGCAGTAATGAATGTCTATATGCCACAATAACATTATATAAAGCCAGTTCAAATAATGCGATTGCTTTTACAGAATTCAATTTTTCAATATATTCAATAATATGGGCACAATATAAATTTGGTGCAGCTTCAAATATTGTAAAACGCCATTTAACAATATCAGGTATATCACATTCATCTTTTATATTATATTCCAAATTCAATTTTATTGCTGCATTGCACACTCTTTCTTTTAGATTTGTTATTTTGCATAGATCAAATTTATTATTATAATCTTCTCCACTTTCTGCTTGTTGAATTCCAGTTGCAATATCTATTGCAAATGGATTAATTGTATGTCCACTTTTAAATATCTCATACATACTTTCAATTTTTGCAACATAATTATGATTATTTTGTATCCATCCAATTAATAATGATACATCTATTTCATTAATATCTTCCAATGTTATTGGATCACATGAATTATGTGATTTTGTATTTATAATTTTCTCATACAATACATTTTTGTTTTTATAATCTTTTGGATCTATTGATAATAGTTCTGCAATATAATTTAAATATTCCCGTTTATAATTTCTAATAGGTGTTGTTTTAATTATTGATAGTGTTATAGACATTATAAATAATATTTTATTAAATAGTATGTTTAAGTAATTATATTAAATATATATATATATGTATGTATTAGTAAATCAACAAGGATATCAATATGCATCAATTGCAGCAGCTACATTATTTCTATTACCCCAAATAAGAGTAGCATATAAACTAAAGTCATTAAAAGAAATTTCTACAATAAGCTTAATATTCATATTAGTAGGCTCAATTTTATGGACATTTTATATGTATGAAAATCAAATGAGAATTTATGCTATTTTAACATTATTTGTATCATTGAATTCATTTATATTACTTTTCATGCAATTTTATTATTATTATTTACGAATTAATCAACATATGTTAAAATTTGACAAACCACCACCATTAGTAAATATTACATCAACACCAGAAACTAATTCGGTTTAGATAGTTAATTTTTATTATTCTGATGATATGAGGATAATATTAGTAACTTTATCTGATAATAGATGTCACAAAGGACAGGAAAAAGTTCATAAATCAGCACTAGAATTGGGTAAGATAGATGATAGTATTCAATGGTCATGGGCACAGTTTAAGAAAACAACATATTATCAAGATAATAAACAATTATTTGACGAAAGACGAGGATTAGGTTTCTGGGGATGGAAACCTTTTGTTATTTTGGATGCATTTGAATCTATAAATGATAATGATATCATATTATATCATGATGCAGGCAGACCATGTTATGATTGGCATATTGATTATGATGTTAGACCATTTGTAGATTACATCATAAGAAATCATAATGGTCTTGGTGTTGTATTTGGCCCTTGGAACCATGGTAAAATGACAAAACGTGATTGTTTTATACATATGAAATGTGACATACCTCGTTATCATAATCACAAACAATTATCTGCTACATGGTCAATATGGCAAAAGAATAAATTTTGTACAAACATTTTGCAGGAATGGAAAAATTGGATATGTTCCCCTACACGAATAGTTACCGATGATAAAAGTAAAAATACAGAACATACATTCTATAATACACATCGCCATGATCAATCAATCTTAACTAATATTCTACTCAATTATGTATTTTCTAAAAAATATTCAGTACTACATGCACGAGGTTATGAAAAAAATATAAATAATATGCTTAAATGCCATTTACCCCCGTCTCAACAACATATAATTAATGAACCAATATCTGTTAAAATGAAAAATAATGATGGATACATTTTTTATGATGTATTCATAAATCATGAAAATAAAGTTGTTGGAATAGGTCCTTTTTATCCACATTTGATAAATTATAATAAAATTACAATATCTTACAAAAATAAGAAATCTATACAACCTAGAATAATTAATGACCCTCATAAACACACCAATATAATGATTTTTGATATTAAATGTAGTGACCAAGAGCGTATTTCTATTTCATATGACAATGTTATAGTTAAAACCGAAACTCTTCGCAAAGTTGTTTATTCACCTAAGAATATTGTAGCATCAACAATGTTCAAAAATTGTAGTTCATTTTTGGAAACATGGCTTCGTTATCATATATATATTGGCGTTGAACACTTTTATCTCTTTAATAACAATTCATCAGATGATGATATTATGAATGTTCAAAAAATATGCAATAAATTTAATGGCTATACCACAATAATCAATTGGAATTTCCCTTACAAATCACCAGTTAATAGACATAGTCCTTCTGCACAAACAACTCAACAAAATTTAACAATATATAAATACAATAAGCATAACTGGATTTTACTTACTGATTTAGATGAATATATATATTCCAAAACCTCATCTTTACTTGAAGTGGTTAAATCAAAAGAACACATTAAAAATGATATTTCAGGATTAACAATTCCTTGTATGTGGTTTGGATGTAGCCATAATGCTCAATATACTGATGATTATTTACATAAATTAATTTTCAGAAAATCAACTGCTAATACTTGTCGTCCTGGTGGTGGCCCTAAATCATTGGTTAGACCAACTAACTCTCAAGTATATAGTGTTCATCGTTCTATTGTAGGCAAAAAAGAACATCCTTTGAATCCTGATGTATTACGTTTTAATCATTATTTTTCACTTACTAATGATAATACACGATATAAATTAATTGCAAGTGCAGCACGAAGAAAAGGCAATCATTGTGATTGCTCTAAATTTGACACCGTATTAGATAATAGTTTGTCTAATTTTTATAAAACTATTCCAACAACTATATGCCCATTGTCATCACCAACAAAAAAATTTATCTTTATTAGTATTCCTAAAAACGCTTCGCAAAGTATTCATAAAATGTTTAATATTAGATTAAAAGACACTTCAAATATTGCTGATATTGGTATATTTGATAATCACTGCCGTTCGGTTATATTAAAACACAGGTATTCAGATTATAATGAGCGTTTTAAATTCTGTTTTGTTAGAAATCCATGGGAAAGATTAATATCATGGTTTGAAAATCATAAAAATCATTTTAAATTACCTCTTTATAAAAAACATACATTTGAATCTTGGGTTATTGCTGGGTTTCCTCACCACTGGGGTTTGCAAAATGGTACACGATATAGACGTGAAAAACGTAGTCCCCTTGACCAATGGGAATTCATTTTTGATGATAATAATAATCAAATGGTTGATTTTATTGGACATATGGAAACATTTTATGATGATTTACATCACATATTTAAACAAATTGATTATACTTTCCCACAAATTGAACATAAAAATAAGTCTAATCAGGAAAAAAATTGGCGTTCTTATTACAATGAACATACATTCAATTTAGTTAAACAACGATTTCACCGTGATATTCACACATTTGGATATCAAAATACAACTTTCCCTTAATCACAAACCTCTAAGCATTTAACCTCTGTAGTTATTTACACTTTCCTTTTACTTTTATCATTTTTGTTAAGTTTAATAAAATTATCAGAAGTTCTTCCTGTTATTTTTATGTTCTTCTTGAATCTATCTTTTTTAACAATATTATCTCCAATTTGCAAACTTAAAATTATGTCTAGTCTCAGTCGTTCTTGAATTCCTTTCTCAAATTGATCTTGTTTTGCCCATAGTTCTAGGCGTTTTTCTTTGAAATTTACACAAACACTATTTAATCCATAGTTTTTGCAAAGATTATCCAAATCAGAATCTGCAATCTTCATTAATTGTTTATCTGTAAGTTGCTTGAAATTGATATGTGCATAATATTCATTCAACAAATTTAAATATGAACTTGGATGATTCATATTTACTTATAACCTTAATATGTATTCTTATTTAAGTGATTTTATTATTTTTTAAAGCTGATAATTTATATTAGTTTCTCTAAGACATCTCAATAATCTTTATGTGTTAGCAAATTTAAAACCAGTCATGCAAGCTTTCCATTTGTCATTATTTTTCATGTATGATACATATAATTCAGTGTATTCAGGATAATCATGAAAATATTTTTCATTCCGAGATGGTAATATTGTATCTTCTAACGTTTGCACTGAGAGTTTATCAATTAATTCATCAACTGAATCCTTTCCAATCTTTTCTGATGTATCTTCTAACGTTTGCACTGAGAGTTTATCAATTAAGTCATCAACTGAAACTGATTCCTTTGTAATTTTTTTAGATACTATTGGTTTAGTACTTAAAAAAATCTCTTGAATACTTGTACCTATTTTTTCATTAATTGACGCAATTAATTCCTTTTCAAAAGATGATATCTCATCTCCATCCCCAAATAAACATTCAAGATTGTCCAAATTACTTAAAGGTGAGCAAAATTGAAAGTTTATAACATAATAATGTAATTCATCATCTTTAACATATTTTAAAATTTCCTTGTGATCGTTACGAAAAACTTTAAGATATTTTGCCTTTTTATCTTTCATTATTTGCAACTTTTTGTATTCTGCTTTTTTTTTGACTGTCATCTTTTTCTTGTTCTTCATATTACTAGACATTTATCACTTATTAATCTTTAGAATATCTGGTCTTTAAGTGAGTCTTTTTTGTATTTTTATTTTGGTTTAAATATTAAGAATGGTTTTAATATCTCATCGTTATAAATTTATCTTTCTGAAAACCAAAAAAACAGGTGGGACATCTATTGATGCTTTCTTTGAAAAATTCTGCATTCCGGAAGAAGATGAAAAATATTTCAAAATAAAACATGCTTCTAATATTAAAATATCAGATGCTGGGATTGTAGGAAGTCGATTTAGAGGTGGAAAAGCAACAGATAATTGGCGAAATCACAAACCAGCTTGTATTGTTCAGCAACAATTGGGAAAAGAAAAATTTGATGAATATTACAAATTTACAATTGTTCGTAATCCATTTGATAAAGCCGTTAGTATATATCATTATCAAAGTGGATTTAAAGAAGGCACATTCATTCAATGGGTTCGTAAAAATATGCTTGAGAGACTCTCGAGTCCAAATAGAGGCAAACATTCCATCGATTGGTATATATATACTTTAGATGATTCTCCAATATGTGATCATTATTTAAAATTTGAAAATTTATATTCTGATATTGAAGAATTATGCAAAACACTAAACATTACAAATTATAATATGCAACAGTTTCCACATTTTAAAAGATCAAAAACACGCCCACATTACTCTACTTTTTATAAAGAAAATGGAGAACTTGCCCAAGATGTTATTGATCATGTTGCAAAATTTTATCAAAAAGAAATATCATATTTTGATTATAAATTTGAACAAGATCACAATTGATAATATAATATATCAAAATATTCCACTCTAAATGCATCATAATCTTTGTCACATTCAATATCAAGAATTTCCCCTTTGTATATAAGTTTATCATCTTCAAATTTAGCATCATCCGCTACAATTAAACCTAAATTATTCATCACAAGTATCGGTATAAATAAATCATTATTGTAATTTATTTTTTTGATTACAAGATTCATTTCATGTCTATTCACAAGTTCTTTTCCAATTTCTCTTGCTTTTTTTTTCGTGCTCATACCTACCATAAACGTCTTCCACTTTGATGTTACATGATTCTTTCGACGTACAGAATATATGCGCGAATTCTGCGTCACAAAATATAAACTCATTCTTCCTTTTGCATTAGTTTATACTTTTCTTTAAGTTGTTTAGCAAAATATATCTGAACCCATTTGTGCGCCTGTACATAAAATTTTTGTACTACCATAAAATATATTATTTTTCTGTAAATATTCATTGAAAACCCAATCTGTTGCACGATGACAACCATATATTTCTACATAATTTATGAAATTTTGTATTCTTGATGTATTTATTATATAGGCACTAGAGCAAGGATTGATATTATGATTTAGTTTACATACATAATTGTTGACCCTCTGTTTAATATGTTCTGTATTTGAATTATTAAGATCATATGGAATTACATGTTGATATGCTGCATATTTATGAAATCCAATATTTATCACCTCCGCATAAGCTGGATAATTATTTATAACATTCTCAACTTCTTGGTTAAAATTTTTACAAAATTCCATATCATCTTGCATAATAACAGCATATTTATAATCAGAATTAATTAGCTTTTTTATAATTCTAAGATGTGTCAATTGGTTTCCTATAATCTTTTTTGAAAAAGGTTTACTTTTGTAATCAGCATTTCTGAATAATTTGATTTCATCAAGTGACAGATTGTATTTATTTAAATCTAACCCATCTATAGCATCAATCCTATGATAATTACTTATATTCGCTTTATTGAATTGTTTTTCCATATGAGCTTTCCTATCTGGTCTTCGTTCTAAATTAATGTAAAAATAGTCCATAGTAGTTATAATTTATAAAACTTTAAATATTACAGCTAATATATTAAGAATTTCATTTGTTTTAATTTGATGATTGTATCATTAGTAACACCAACAAGATTAGATAGAATATTATTCTTAAAATTATTATGTAAATGTATTAAATCACAAGACTATAAAAATATCAAAGAATGGATAATTATTGGAGGTGACGAAAATAATCAACCGCTTAAATATAAAATTGATGAATTATATAAACAATATAAAAATTTGCCACGTTTGGTTTGGGTTGACCCTGGAAAAAAATTACCAATTGGAGCATTACGGAATAGAGGAAATGACGTTGTATCAGGAAACATTGTTGTTTGTATGGATGATGATGATTATTATCCTCCACAACGTGTATCACATGTAGTTACTATGTTTTTAATGTACAAAGATAAAAATGTTGCTGGATGTACCAAACATTTTATGTATGATGTTGACTCTGATTTATTTTTGCAATGGTCTGGGTTTGGTCCAAATCATGCAACTAATAATACATTAGCATACCGAGCTACTTATATTAAAAACAATCGTTATGATGATTTAAAAACATTTGCCGAAGAGCCAACTTTTTTAAAAACATTCGCAGAACCAATGATTCAGCTCAATCCAGAAAAAACAGTTGTGCAAATTGCTCATACAGGTAATACATTCAGTAAACGAGAACAAATATCAAATATGTATATTCTGAAAAACCAAAAGCAATCATCACTCCAATTTTCAAACAAAAAAAAGAAATTGTTTCCAAAGCAACTGCAAATAAATTATTCCACAATATGCGATGATAAAACCAGTTATGATATTGTTTATTACCTTGGAACAAATCCAGTCAAATGGAAGCCAGATGATCCTAAAATTGGTGGATCTGAACAAGCAATAGTTGAACTAAGTGAATACTGGGCTACAAAAGGTTATAATATATGTGTATTTGGAGATTTTGATGAACATTTTGTCAGAAATAATGTTTCATATAAAAGCTGGAAACGATTTAACCTTAAAGGTGAACATAAAATTTTAATACTTTGGAGACTATATGGGTGTTTTCTTCTAAATCTTAATTTGCATGCCAAAAAAATATATGTTGATTTACATGATAATCATTGTTTTGAAGATATTGGTAAATATGTAAATAAAATATCCAAAATAATGGTTAAATCACAGTTTCATAAGAATATTATTGATTCCAAGATTGCAAAAGAATCTCTCGTTTATAAAATAATACCAAATGGTATTCGCGATATTTTCTTCAAAGATAACAATATACCTCGGCAAAGATTCAGATTCATTTATGCAAGTTCTTACTTAAGAGGACTCGAATTCATATTGGCTAAGTTATTTCCTGCAATTATATCTTTAATCCCTAATGCTGAATTACATATATTTTATGGTATGGGTGACATAAATAATGAAGAATTTAAAAATCATATTTATAAATTGTTAAAACAACCAAATGTATACGAATACGGTAGACAACCAGTAGATCGTATATTGGAAGAAAAGTCTAAAGCAGATTTTCATCTTTATATCTCAGAAACAACAGCTGAAACCGATTGTATATCTATTAAAGAATCATCTGCTTTGGGGTGTATCCCCATTTTAACAAACGCACATGTTTTTAATGAACGACCTGGTATTCATGTTGATTCCCCTTTTAATATACTCAATTTATGTAACCTTTTAAAAAATGATGAATATATCAATAAATTACGTAATGAAGGTAAATGTCATCCTAGTGTACTTCATTGGAACCAGGTTGCAGAAACTTGGCTTACAGAATTTTCTTTAAGTCATTAGAAAAATAAAATAATAATATTATATTATGACAAACTCAGATGAGGTACTTAACTTATTTAGATTCAATAACATTAAAAAAAAGTTACAAAAAAAAAGACACATTGATTTAAATAATATGAAGCCATTACTTGATGTATTTTATGAAGATTTTCATAAAGAAAATGGTGGACCATATGCTGAAAAAATGCCAAATAAAATTACAAAGCCCACTACTGAAAATACTACTACTTTAGGACAAAAAATAAAAAAAAAAGGTGGCCGTAGGGGATATTTAAACCTTAATATTTCTAATCTGACTATGATTACTACACAAACATTTGAAGAACATTATAATTACCATAACAAACTTAATTTTTATACAGATGCAGGATTCGGTTCCAACCTTGAAAAAAAACATGTTAATCCTGCTATGATTTTAGATTCTGGTGTCACCAAATGTGGTGGTGGTGTTGAATATTTTACAGATGCTTCCTTTAACAATAACAACAACAACAATGTTACGTTTTACTATCAATGTAGTATTAGTACCCCTAAAAACAAATATCATATGTTCGTTATAAAAGAAAATGAATCCACAGAAAATGAAATAGAGTATTATCAAATAATAAGAGAACCAAATAAACCTGGCGAGGAAATAACATTCTATGATCACAAGGGTGCTTTCTATCCATTTTCTATCTTTATTAAAGGACCAGAGCTAACGTTCTCTGAACAAGTAAAAGGTAAAATTGAACTAATTGATGAGACAGTTGTTACCAAAAAAAATGCTACACAAGGAACAACTGCAAAGTATAAATTAAGAGTAAAACAATTATTTGATAATCAATTTCAACATAAAATTATTATTGACCTTAATAATAGGAAAAAAAACAAAACATTTGAAATTGATAAGGTAACAACAATTACCATTACATTTGATACTGAAAACATTATTGTATTTAATTTTTACTGGCTACCTCTTGAGCCGTTGTCTATAGCCCAAAAAAATCGAATGCGAATCATTGGAAAAATCACTGTACTTCATTTTGAAAACGGTAAAGAACTAGCTCCAAAAGAAATTTTATCTTTAAACAAAAATCAGGTTTATACAAAACCTAATAAAAGAAATAATTGTATAAAAACATACTTTACGCATCTTCAAAATATAGGAATTGATGATACTTGGTGGTTAGATAAAAAGTCAAATGAACCTCAACCATATAAAGAAAGTGACTATAACAAATATTGGATTTCCAAAACAAGATTGATAAGAGTCAATGAATCAATAAGCATTAATGATGTTCATATAAAGAAACAATGGAACAAGAACAACAAGGCAATAAAAGAAAATTCTCATTTAAAATACTATGAAGACTTAGCAGTAGAATGGAAAGTTATGGGGGATCTTTTTCAAGTTGTATTTGCACATTTTTTCAACCAAAAAATAACATCAAAAAATTCTAAAAGCATAAGACAAGATAAAATAAATACAAATCAAGAACGTATTTTATATACAAAAGACACAAATTTTGGGCGTATGGCAATTGCGCTCAATGTAAAGTTTTTTTTGAATACGGATGGAGGCATAATAACAAATGTAAAGCCAACTCAACCATCTTTAGCACCACCATCACAGCAATCAAAGAAACGAAGTCTTAGTAGTAACAGCAATAATAGCAGTCAGACACATCAGCAAGGAAGACTTAAGCTGACAAAAAATAATAGGAACGCTGCCAAAATTTTAGCAAGCATGTTTAACATAAAACCAGTTTAAATAATTAATCTATTTACTTTTGCAGAATATCCCTGTAAGTTATGTGTATCTTTAGTGATCCCATGAATTTTATGCGCAACTGTATCGTCCCAAAATTTGTAGCCGACTTCACATAGCATCAGAATATCATTAGAAATAATACAGTCAATCGCATAAGCGCCTTTTCCATAAACTTTATATATTTCGTCAACCAACCATTGAAGATGTTCTTTATTTCTAGATACTGTAAGCCATTCTTTGAAATAAAGATCAGCATCATCTAATTTGTCCATTAGCTGTGTTTTTGTATGAATATTCCAATGACTTCCAGGTCGCATGAACCAATCGACAATATTATTATTGATCACCATCACTCTAAGATTATGGTAGTAATTCTTTTCATTGATGAATGAATTTATATAGTTTGTAATAACATAACTGTTTTTCCCTTTTGCGTTTTCAATTTTCCTGGAAGCTTTCACAAGTTCATTATGATTAGTTGCATAATGCCTATGACGACCTCCAGAAGCACGTTTAGCAAATATTATACAAGGAAACAATGTCCATTTATTTATGTTTGTCGAAAAGTTAGTGATATTAGATAAATGTTTCAGTTTTTCAAAAGTTAAGCTTTTATCACCAATACTTTCAATATGAATTGGATCATTATATATAGTTATGTTTGGGCATAATCCAAGAATGAAATTGCGTATTTGGATACATTCGGATATCAATCGCTCTATAGTATATTTAATTGATTTTACATAATGCATACCATCTTCATTTACAGAAAAAATTATAATATCATTATCATCAAATAATATTGGTTCTTTATAAAAATGAAAAAGCAGATTATTTTCAATCTTAATTAGAGGTACATAGAGAATTATATCGCAATCTACAGCATCGTTTCCTTTGCCATTTTGAAATAAATCACAAATCAATATTTTTTTCATATGAAATATATTAGAATGTGTAGCTTTAAATAGTATTCATTATGTATAAAGATTTATGTCATTTTTCTTGTAATATTTGGTTACATTAACACCAGTTTTTGTAAAATAATGAAGTTTAGCAGTATACGTTTGTTTAAACATACCTTCACAAAGTAACACTTCAAGATTATCGTGTATGAAATCTAAAACTTGATATAAACACTTTAGTTTGTATTTTTTTTCAAGCATTTTTACATAGTGAAGTTTATTATATTCATCAAAGTTTGCTAAACATTTTTTTATAATTTGTGCTTCAGACCAATTTGTAAGACGTTTGTATTCTATCCTCAATGTTTCGTTTGCAATCATTGGGAGATTAGATAATATATAATTTGATCCTTTACATTTCACATTATATGATTTGGCTATTTTTTTGAGAGTTTCATAATGACCTTTCCAATTAGATGAATCTTTCCATTGATTTGTGAATTTACTAAACTTGTCATAAATGAGTTCATTTTTTGCAAGGTTAAAGATGTAATCTTCAAGATCTTTTGGTAATGCATGGAACAAATAAGTGGTCATTGACTTTTAATTCTATGTATCTGCATTCTTTAAGTTAAATTTAATTTATCTTATACGCCAATGTCTGTACAAAAACCGTTTCAATTTGCGTTTACCAAAACTTCCACAAAAATGATAGCAACATCCAGTACGATGTGATCGTGGATGATTATTTAAGACATTCCAGGGTAATATTTTATATGAATTTGAATCTAATGTTTTTAATAATTCAATACAAGCACCTTGTTCATAATGAATTCCAGAATAAACTCCATTACAACTCCATTTACCATTCAAATATTTCCAATTAGTATTTTTAAATAATTCTATCCATTTATTCATAAAATCAAAACCATCTGGACAAGATTGAACTGCAAAAACACCTGTATTAATTTTGGAAGGTCTTTTATGATGAGGTTTATCTTGACTAATTATAAATGTATGCTTTGAATCTAATGGAAATTTTATATTTTTATCAATAAACATAGCATCACTATCTATCCATATAACCCATTCATATTGTGAGAGTAAATCATATACTATTTTGACTTTCATCCAATATACTGGATAATTTGCATCATAATTATCAAATGCAATATATTTATACTTATGATGATTACAGTATGTTTCATGATTTTTTCTAAAACAATTTTTATAGTTTAAATTACGTGATTCATATGTAACCACACATATCGTCATAAAATATAATTAAAAAAAAATATGATAAATAATGGTGCAGTTATTAGTTTTATCAACATGTATTTGTAGACCAATTATACATTATAAATGTTATGGAGAATTATTAAAGTATATGAAAGATTGTAATGTTCATTTTGTAATAAATATAGATCCAGTAAGTGGTTTAGACAATTGTTCTCAAGCTGATACAAAACAAAATTTAGAACATATGATAAATAACAATGGTCATACATGTGAATTTATTATATCAGAGACTGCATGTTTTTATAAAGCAACTCAAAATGTTGTTAAACTAGCAATGGAAAAAATTCAAAATGAAAAACATAATATCTGTGGCATTTTATGGTTTGAAGATGATAAATTTATTAAAAAAGACCCGCACTTTAAAAAAATTATTAATAATTTGAATGCAGTGAATGAAGTACATCATTTTTGGAAGAAATCTGCACAGTGTCCAACATTTCATCCATGTTTTTGGGGGTTAAATGTTGCCCTGAATTTATTTTTCCCGTCGTTTACGCAAATAAATACAAGAGATCCCGAATTAGCTATGATGGGTTATTGGCGAAAAAACTACAATAGTGAATATAAAGTATTTTATTATAGAACACATAGTGTTGATATAGGTCGCGAATGGCAAAAATTGAACAAAATAAAAAAATGGACACGTGAAGCCATGAATAATGTGAATGTTACTTATATATAATTTTATTGAATATATATATATAATATTTCTATTAATGATGAAATATACCCTTTGTATTAATCCAGATGGTAATTATAAACTGTTAAAATTAGATGTACCTGAAGATGAAAATGAAAATGAAAATGATATTGAAAGCAATTCAGAAGTTGACACAAATCAATCCACACAAAATGAAACACCTATACCAGTATCAACTGCGCAATTAAAAATACTGCGATTTATGCAGTTTCAGTTTTTAGTATATATAATCCTAGTTATTTATGGGTTTGCATTAATATTCTTTCAACTATGTGTACATTTCATCGGTTATAGTGGTATTCAATCAAATCATAGATCTTTAATAAAAATTTATATTAGTTTGAATATTTTCACACTTACATATAGATGCTATATTATTTATTATTTATATATTCATCAATTTGATCATATAGATTTTATCGTAGTTTTGGGATTAACTAATTTAAACGATTCACTTATAACTATTTCATCTATTGATAAATTAAATTATTTATATTTAACAACTTAAAGAAAATTTAATATTAAAATCTAATGTCTTTAATTATGTTGCCACAATGTTCACCAACAGGACAACCTGGAAAGATTATGATTCGCAATCGTCTAGATCTTATACAAGCAATTCAGAATGCAAATATATTTGAAAAATCTCAAGAAACTTATATTATAAACAATAATGATATTACTGTAGATGTTTACAGAAGTAAAGTAGGAGTTTCTCCAAATAGTGTATTTGAAAATGAAAATGGACCTATATTTTACCTTAAATCATATTCTGAATTTACAGATGAAGAATGTAGTTATTTTATCAACATGTTTGAAAAGATAAAAGGAAAACGCAAAATTTATAATTAATTACGTGTTAATTTGCAGAGATCACAAGAGCAATACAAATGCCATCTTGTAAAAATAGCATTTGTAGCAATTAAGATTACATAATCAGACAATTCTTTCTTATATTTTTCATGAACAACAAATGTTAAAATTTTATGTCTTAATAATAAGTTATCAAACACTTCTTGAATGCTATTCATAAAGAAAATTTATATTTTTATATTATAATATAATGAGTTGGCAATCCTCATTATTATGTTCATCAGCACCATTAGAAACGAGCTGTACATCAATTTTATGTCCAATGATATTATTTGGTCATAATAATGCTAAATTGCGCGCAATTGATGGGGATCCATATCCATCATGGGTTCCATATTGTTTTGGATATGCAGGTGCATATTTATTGGGAAATATGTGTTTTATAGGATATGTACCAATGTTAGTAACACTTGCAAATCATGCAACTTTAACACCGGCTACAATTCAAATAGGTGCAAATTTATGTGGTTCTATGTGTCTAGGTATATATGCAGGTACATTCCGTACAAAATTGCGAGAAAAATATAATATAGAAGGTTCAAAATGTAATGATGTTGCTGTACATACATTTATTTCACCATGTGCTTTATGCCAAGAATCACAAGAAATCGAGGCACACATTTTACAAAATAATGAAGCAACAACAGATGTCATATATACACCCATATTACCACATGAAGAATTTAATAAGTAAAACATTTAAAATGATTCTAATTTAATTCTTTTCCAATTGTTTGAACTTACACATATATACACATATTCAGAATCATGTGTAATCTGACCAGTATAACCTTGTGCTTTTGAAGATTTTATTTGATTTGTGGGGATTTTAAGAGCATCTAATGCTTGGTAAACTTCTGACATTATATCAACAGAACTTACAACTGAATTAAGATTACCATTTGGAGTTTGCATTGGTGGTAGTGGTTCTTTAGGGTTTAAAGCAATGACTTGATCAACTGTTGCATATGTAGGTTGATTGTTTATATTACAATGTTCAACTTTTGCAGTTATTTTATCTATAATTAGTTCTCCAGTATAAGGCATTATAATATACTATGGAAATTTTTAAAGTTAATGATTATTTAGTGGTATATTGACGAAGGTGTTTTGCTTGTATTTCCATTGAATCTAAAAATGATTCAAATTTTTGTGTTTTTAATTGTTTGAAATTGAATGATGATGAAGGAAGTTTAACATGAATATTTTTACAAAGTGTCAGAATAGATAAATTTGATATTATCAATTCTTTATTGTGCATTATTAAATTTTTCTTAATATATGCAAAATCTTCATCAAATAGAAGATTTAAATCTCCATTTGTCTGTTTTATAATATTTACTGCATGTTTATGGCCTATTCCTTTAACTCCAATAACATTATCAATTTTATCACCAATAAGTGCTTGATATAGTACAAAATTTTGAGATGAAAATCCAAATGTGTATTCAAAATCATCAATGGATTCAATCATTTTTTTTCGTGGATTGTATATTGATACATTTGAATCTAACAATTGATACATGTCTTTATCAGGTGAAACTATAATAATTTTATCAAATGTATTTGAAAATTTACTAGTATAACTTGCTATTAAATCATCTGCTTCATAGTTTTCATATTCTACATTGTGAATATCCATTGCATTTAGCATATCACGAATCCATATAAATTGATGTTTTAATTGTGATGGAGCTGATAAGCGATTATTTTTGTAAGTATTTTGTTGTTTTTTTCTATTTTGAGAACATGTTGGACTATCCAAACATGCAACTAGTGTAATATTTGGATAGTCTTTTTTGAATGATTTCACAAGTTTTATTATCATAGTTGCAACTCCATATACTGCATTAGTTGATAATCCATCAGATCTTTTAAAATTATCTGGATTTATTGAATAAAATGCACGATATATTAGATTTGATATGTCTAATATCATTAGAATCATCATTCTACTTTATTATTATATATATATATACTTGTTGTTTAAGTGAAATTATCCTGAACAAGATTCACAATTGTTTACAGATAGCGTAAATTGTTGTGGATTTGCAGCTGGTTTTGTTCGCAAATAATATATACCTGTTTTCAATCCACAATTCCATGAATAAAAATGCATACTGCTTAATATTTTCAGACTTGGTCTTGGTACAAACAAGTTTAAACTTTGTGTTTGACACACAAAATTGCCACGATCAGCCGCTTGGTCAATCAATACCTTTTGTGATATTTCCCATGCAGTTTTATACTTACTTTTCACTTCTTTTGGTATTTCATTAATATTTTGAATACTTCCTTCAGCACGTATAATTTTATCTTTTAATTCAGTATTCCATAAATTCAGAGCTAGTAAATCTTTCATTAGATGCTTGTTGATAATAACAAATTCCCCAGCAATTGTTCGTCTGACATACAAATTACTTGTATATGGTTCTATAGCTTCATTATTTCCCATTATTTGTGATGTCGTTGCTGTAGGCATTGGTGCTATCAATAAACTGTTTCTAACACCATGTTTCATTATAGCCAATCGTAGCGAATCCCAATCATAACGACCACTAAAAATATTTTTCACCTTTGTATAATCTTTTCTATTCTCTTCCCATAAATCAAATTGAAATTTTCCATAAGACAGTGGACTCCCTTCAAATGTGCTATAAGCACCATGTTTCATAGCCAACTCATGAGATTTATTCATAGCATAATAATAAATTGTTTCAAATATCTCAATATTCAATTTTGATGCCTCATCACTATCAAATGAATAGCCAAGCAAACTATATACATCTGCTAGCCCTTGAACACCAATACCAATAGGTCTATGGCGTTCATTTGAAACACGTGCTTTATCAATTGGATAAAATGATCTATCAATAATCTTATTCAAATTGTTTGTAATAATTCCAACTGTTTTACCCAATTTTTCATGATCAAAAGTGCCATTTTCAACAAATGAAGGTAAACATACACTTGCCAAATTGCATACAGCAATTTCATCTTTATCAGAATACTCCACAATCTCAGCACATAAATTGCTTGATTTTATTGTTCCAATATTCTTTTGATTTGTTTTTAAATTCACTGCATCTTTATATAAAATATACGGTGTACCAGTTTCAATTTGTGAAACACATATTGCATTCCATAGTTCCTGAGCATTTACAGTTTGTTTTGCTTTCCCTTCATCTTCATAACTTTTATATAATTCTTCATATTTTGAACCATATACATCTGCAAGCCCTTGACATTCATGTGGACAAAACAAACTCCATTTCCCATTTTCTTTCACACGTTCCATAAATAAATCTGGAATCCATAATGCATAAAATAAATCTCTTGCACGATCAAATTCATCACCACTGTTTTTCTTCAAATCCAAAAATGCAAATATATCAGGGTGATCAACTTGTAAATAAATCGCAATCGATCCAGGTCTTTTACCTTCTTGATTTACATATCTTGCAGTATCATTGAATACTTTTAACATCGGCACAATTCCCGTGCAAACACCTTTTGCACCACGAATAGATGAACCTGTTGATCGTATATTATGAATATGTAAGCCAATACCACCAGCCCATTTAGAAATTAATGCACATTCTGATAACGTATTATATATGCCTTTAATAGAATCATCCTCCATTGCCATCAAAAAACATGACGCCAATTGTGGACGATTACTTGCACTATTAAATAATGTCGGTGTTGCATGTGTAAATTCTTTCTTTGACATAGCATTATATGTCTCTATAGCAGCATCAATATCATCCTCATGAATCCCTAATGCAACCCTCATAAACATATCCTGTGGGCGTTCAATAATATTCCCATTAATCTTTTGCAAATAACTCTGTTCTAATGTCTTCACCGAGAAATAATCCAGATTATAATCCATTTCATATTTAATTGAATTATTAATTTTATTTTTATGAATTAAAATAATCTCATATATATTTTTGCTTAAAAATTTAGAATGATATAATTCCATTGCAATTTTATCAAATGTATAATCATTTTTTTTATGCATATCAGATATAACAATATATGCAGCAAGTGTTGAGTAATCATAATGCACCGTACACATCGATATTGCAATCTCAGCAGCTAACTTATCAAGCGCAATTGTTGTAACATTATCATGAATCGCATTGCATACTTTTTGTGCTATTATTATTGGGTCAACATTATTAGTACCAATATCATTGCATAGTTTCTGTATACGATTTGTAATCTTATTAAAATCTACACTTTGATGAGTCCCATTACGTTTTATTACCTTCATTTTAACTTATTATTAATTAGTATATCATCTTTAAGTGGTTTCATATTTAATTTTTGTAAATGTATGTTTCTCTGTATTCTCAATCCAATATTTCCAATCATCACGTGATGAATCAAAATGAATATTATATGTTCCTAATTCAATCATATCTTCATTAGTCATATATGCTTCTTCAATTTTCGCTTCCATTTCTGGTTTAAATTGCACCCATACTCCATCATTTGAATATTTATACCAAGTTCTTGTAGGTTCTTTTGTTACATTTAAAATCTCGTCACACACCTCTGTTTTATCATTCATATTATTCTTATAATAATACATAAATCCACTCATCATTACTGATGCACCACATAATGCCATTTGCACTATCATATCATATTTCATTGAAATACTTTATAAAGTTTTACACATCATAACACGCAATCATTTATATGAATGTAAAACTTGACTTAATGAAAATATCCAAAAAAACAATGCTATTACTTTAATATCATTACTACTTATTAAAAAAATAGGGCTTACTATACTTCCAATAAACGTTCCTTCATTGTCACTTGTATTAGTTATCCATTTCTCAATTTCTGTTAATGCACATGTATCATTGTTTGTTAGCCAATGCAAAAATAAAAATGGTATAAGCATCGCATGTAATTTAATATATCTCATATTTCTTGAAAATGGTGCAAATATGCAAAACAATACTAATAGTAAATGAACACTGTATACTATCATTTTCTTAATTTAAAGAATTAAAATTTGTTCAAATTTTTTTTTTAAACAATATCATTATTTTATAATGAATTCAAATGATTTTGATATTGAAGATTTTACTGTGAGTATACACAAAACTCTTAAATACCAAAAAAATATTATGGCAATTAATTTTGAAGATATGAAAACTATGCTTTCAACAGGTGAATCTTTAACTTTAAATACTCCAGCAAAAAATACAAATGTAAATCATGAAAATGTAGAAAATAAAAATTCAGATAGTGAAGATACAGATAATGAAGATAATGAACTTACTAATAATGAAGAACCATCACAGAACAAAGAATCTTTGAAAATAAAATCAAAATTATATCGTAATATTGCTAAACATTGTCATCCAGATAAATGTAAAAATAAAGAAATTTCTAATAACTTTAAAAATATTTCTAAAAAATCTTCAGTTTCTGATCTTATTATTTTTGCTAAAAGTAATCATATTCCAATAGATGATATTAAAATAGATGATGAAACTAAAAAACTGGTAGAAGATAATTTACATTCACTTATTGAAGAAATATCTAAAAATGCTAAAGACCCTATATTTCTATGGACTAGATTATCTTTAGAAGAAAAACAACAAGTCATTCAGAATATTCGTAATAACAATGTTTAATCAATTTAATAACTTATAAGCAGTGACAGGTGCTATCCACTTGCCATTTTGTTTTATATATGTAACATATAATTCAGTATATTCAGGATAATCATGAAAATAAATCTCCTTACGAGAGACTGGCAATGATGTACATTCATCTAATGTTTGAACACTAAATTTGTCAATCATGTCATCAATATTTGGAATTGTTTTAATTCTTGCTAGTTGATCAGTTAAAAAAATTGCATCAATATTAAAATTGAATTGATTATTAACGAGATCAACTAATTCCTTTTCAAAATATAAAATTTCATCTCTACTTTTAAATAAACAATGTAAATTATCCAAACAACCTAAATCTTTACAAAATCCAAAGTTTATAATATAAAAACCTAATTCATCATCAGTAATATTCTTACTATCTTCACCATCAACTTTACGAAACTCTTCAATTTTTTGTTTTTTAAGTTTCTTCAATCTTTTGTTTGACATACTGTTCTTTTCCATATCACATATTACTATGTAGTCTTTCTGCTCTTTAAGTTACTTTTTAAAATCAATCAATTTTTGGAGCAAGACAAAAACGAATCTCACCAAGATTTGCCACATTATATTTCAAAATAAGAGGATAATCCGGTTTCAAATATAATTCAATCGTATTACATAAATTTGTACTTTTTGTGAATAGATTTATATATTTCAATGCAAATTTTCCTTCTATTAATTCACTTTCACCTTGTTTTTTATTAAATACTAATCCATGATTTGCTTCTCCAATTAATGTCTCTTGACTTGCAAAATCTCCATCACATTTAAATCTTAAGCCTTCATCGTCACTTTGTATAATCACTGTATCTGCAATGTTTGCCATATCTCGGCACATTCTTTGAAAATCATTCGATGGCATTGTTACAATACAATTAATTTCTACATCAGGAATATTCAATTCCTCAAGATCTATGTCTAATAATTTTAATTTAAATAATGTAGAACTGTTTTTAGGTTCGTTCTCAACTTTTATACATAGTTCATCCATACAATTCTCATCAATATACATATTTAATGTATCATTATTTCCCACTGTTTTCATTAACTTAAACAGTGACGCCATGCAAATACCTGTATTGAATTTTTGCTTACAATGATAATATTCAAACTTTTCAGAAAATAATTTCATATGTATAAGTGCAACATGTGACCCATCCATCGCCATTATTCTCATTCCACTTTCATCAAATGTTATGTTAATGTCATTTAATACATCTTTTAACACCTCTACTAAGGTTCTAAAAGCATTACTTTGCACAGTTCTTAATTCCATCAATTTACTCATATTTATTTTAACTTGTATTTCTTTATATCTTTAACGACGAGTAATAGGTTGTGGTACTTCATTGTTTCGTTTTTCTATAAGTTTATCCATGAAATCTGTTCGACTTGTTTCTTGTTGTCTTTGTTGTCCTTGTGTCATCTCTTGAATAAAGGAAAAATTGTTTTGATTTGTCATGCGTTCATTATCAATAAATGAGAAACTATTAGTTGAATCAACTCCAGAAATAGGAGACTCTTGTAGTGAATTAATAATATTAAAACACTGCTTTCCAATATACATCCTTCCTTGACTATCAATAATTGTTGGTACACTATGAATACCTTGAGGTGTTTGTTTCTTATGAACATCTACAACATTTATATTTGTTAATTGTTTTTCACTTACTATACTCATGAATTGATTACAGAAATCACACTTTGGAGATATATATGCAGTGTAATCCATAACTTTTTTATATATTAAATTATGGTCAATAAAACTAAACAACAACGTCCTGTTAAAACAACAATAACAAGAAGTTCTGGCTATGAACCACCTTATAAACCAAATGCATGGAATAATAGATCAAAGCCCCAAATCAAAGCAACTCATAATTGTTATTCATATATGTTAAATGATTTACATAAAATAGCACGTCATGGAAAACCACAACCTGGCTGGGCCCTTGGTAAACCAAAACAATCTTCGCCTTTTAATAACCATTTGAATTGTAAAGAAATTACAGATAGAGTATTAGCTGATAACCCTCAAACAATTAGAATCATTGATCAAGAAATCGCCTTTCACAAGCCTGCTCATAAAAATCATTATAAAGGATTTTTAATGATTTCACCTGGTAATGATTATCATTTTGCACGACAAGATAATAGATTAATTACAATATACAGAAAAATGCATGAATTAAAATTATTAGATTTTTTATTGCAAATGAAAAAAATTACTCTTAATAATAATACACTCCATATAAAACCAAATAATAAAAGATTTTTAGCTAAGATTTTTATGCTTTTTGTTAACAGATATATGAAACCAATAGTTGAACTTGCTAACACTACATTTCCAAAACAAATGTTGACCACTAAAAATCCCATCAAACAATTAAAACATATACATAAATGCTCTTTTACTTGGTCACATAAACCTGGGGCAACAAACGCAACCGATAAAGATGCATCAAATAATATGATATTAAATCCAATGAATGCTAATTGGAATTATTCTCCTAAAGGTTCTCTAAATTATTCAGAAAACTGTTGTTTTTTCGAAATACCTAACAATAATATTGCTGATACACTAAGCACTGGTGTTAATAAAATACATCATAATAAACGTAATAATCCATTAAATATTCGCAAAAATATATCACATGAAACTAACGATATGATATATCAAAAATTACTTAAACTTGTTTTGAGCTAGCTTTGAACATCTCATATACATCTTTAAATTGAATCGTCTTTGCATCTGATTCAACATTATAGATATAATTATCTTCTTTTATCCTTGGATCTTGTAAAACATCCGCAATTATTGCTCGTTTTTTATTTTGCAATTTCAAGATATATTCTTCAATATATATTCCACTGTCAGGTTCTGATATAGCATATATATTCACATTCACAGATTTTGTTTGACCATTACGATGACATCGTCCTATAACTTGATGTTGGATTGCCGGATTCCATGTAGGACTTGTGATGTATACCCAATTTGCCCTTTGAAAATTATATCCAACTCCACCAGTATGAATTTGCACAATCATTATTTTTATACTTTCATTGCAATTAAACATCTCAACATTCATACTTCTCTCCTTTAATGTCATTTTGCCATCTATTCTGCAAACTCCATATTTTTCAGAAAATACTTGTCCATACATATCCATTTCTTTGATAAAATGACAAAATATTAGTACCTTATCATCTTTTGGAACACTTTCAATTGATTTACAAATCTTTTCCAGCTTTGTTACTCCATAATTCCATTTAACTTTTTTTGTACTTTTAGTTTTCTTTGCAACCCCTTCTAAAAAACTTGACGGATTACAACATATTTGTCTCATCCTCAATACAAGCTCTAATGCCTGTATAACATTTCTGTTTTCTTTATTGTTCATATCCATTATAATCGTCTGCATTTTGTTATATGCATTCTTATATAAATCCTCCTCTTCTGTATGTTTAAATTTTATTCTGTGCACTTTAATATTGCAAGGTGGTAATGAATCTCTTTCTAGTGATACATCATTTTTTGTCCGTCTCAATACATAAGATTCACTCACTTCATTCTTATAGTTTTGACATATATGCTTTGGAATTCCAATCCATTTAAGTATGTATACAAATTCTTCCATCTTATTCATTACAGGTGTTGCTGTTAATGCCCAGCGAATATCTGCTCTTAATCCACAACACACTTTATGTAATTTACTTTTTGGATTCTTAATCACATGTGCTTCATCTATAATCACACGATCCCATATGTGTTTGCAATATGATATATCCGAAAAATCCTGGACATGTTGTGCATTTAATTTAGAATGTGATGTAATAATTACATGTGTCTTGTTGACATCTTTGTTGAATTCAAACTCATAATCATTTGTTACCTCAACTGAAATGTTATACTCCACATCTACCTTTTCAAATTCCCTTTTCCATTGCATTATTAAACTTTTTGGCACTAATATAAGTGTATTCCGTTTTGGATTCCGTTTTATCAAATCTATACTCATCATCGTTTTTCCTAAACCAACTTCATCCGCAAGAATACCTCCATTTATATAAATATTTTCATCACCAATTGTGATTTTTTTGTTTCTTTCATGTGCTAACATCCAATTAACACCATCATTTTGATAATTATATAATTCCATCTTAGATGTTCATTAACTACCTCTTTCATTTTCTTTTCTTTAAGCGAAAAATAGTAATGCTACAAATCCACACATTGCAAGTCTACCATTAATTATTTCCGCATCCGTTGTAAATCTTTCCAATATTTTTGTATATTCTAAATCTTTATTTGGTGCAAATGTAGTTATTGCAGAACCAAGTGTAATTGCCCCAATAACTAATACAACATTTAACACATCTTCTGCTATTAAATTATATCCATCATTGGTTTGTGTTACTAATTGTTCAAGTATATTGTTCCCCGTAATTGCTTGATTCACACTTCCCCATACAAACCCCTGCATCGCAGTTCGACCATTCACTCGCTCTGCAAATTCCCAATATGTTGGCGATTTCTCAAGAGTTGAGGTAGTTATAAACTTTTTACTCGCCCTCCTCCTTACATTTCTTTTCCTTATCGGGTTTATCGATTTCTTCATTATTGTATTCATTATTACTATTTATTCACTATAAATCTTTAAGTACTTAATTTATCCACTTTATCCATTAATATAGTAAAATTGAATTCTTTAAAGGTCAAATTTTAATAAAATTTTCTTCATTTTCATTAATGATTGCACTTATGATGATGGCAACCATTTTCATACCTTGGGCATGTTATGTAATATCACTCCAAAACAAACAGCACTTACAATATTACGGTTGCTCTGATTCTATTGATGAAACCAGTGAATGGGATAAAATTGATGAAATTGATTTGGAATCTGCAAAAATTGAATATGATATTTTGAAAGTTAACTTTGAATATTTAGACAATCAATATTCATATATAACTAAAAGTCATCTATTCAATTTTCCTTTAGATATACCTATTGAAACTCATGACTGGATAAAATCCGCAGTTGTTAAATACGTATTTCTCGATAGTGCTGATGAAGTATGGTATAGACAAGTTCATGAAGAAGATTGCACTAACCTTTGCATAAAACACGCTGGTCCACGTGGAGACTTTTTCAAATTTACAGGTAATATATTCCAATTTCATTGGCTATTTATAGATAATAGTTTATATAATAAATCTTACAGATGTATGTTAACTATCAACAAAGAAAAATTTGATGAATGCAAAATCGATGTTAAAAATAATACAGTAATTGGACATAATATTAATTTTTAATAATCATTTCATCGATGGATTTTTTTTCTTCATTTGTTTTCTCTTATTCAACAATATTTGCCATTTTTTATATGTTCTAATTTTGTAAGTGTGGAGCATTAACTTAAGTATATTTTTCTCTTTTTTAGATAGTTTGTCTGTATCAACAACACCATAATGCTTCATAATTTCTGATGCGCTATCAATTAAAGTCTTTTCTGTTTTTGCACGATCAAAACGTAACAATTGTTTTTTTAATTTTTTAAGACTCATTCTATATGATACTTTTTAAAATTAAATTTCAAAGTCCAATAAATTATTATTTTCTTAATTCTGGAAAATTCATAACTAACAACATGGAATACAAATCAATTCTTGCTCATGATTGGCCTGATTATAAATACGAATTTGCAGTGAAATATCTAACGCATAACGATAAAAAAAAATTTGCAAATGAAGATAAACAAATAAAGAACATGTCTCCAGATGCTAAAAGTAATTTATTAAGTCGCTTTAAAAAATCTAACGATGGTACTGGATACCAATCTAGTGATGGTATAACATTATCATACATATCATATACAGTACCTTATTGGTTTGAATATGATATTCCTCCGTTACCTATAGTATTTACAGTTGTAAAATACAGTGATATAACTAAAACAATACATAAATTTTTTTCATCTGAACAAGATTATGCGATGAATTACAAAACCCTATATGATAAAATTAGAACACAATTCTATCTTGGCATAAGTCGTTCTGATGTTATTGATTATTTGAAGAATTTTCCATTAAGCTTAAGAGAAATAAATCAAACAGGTAAAAATATTATTATTAAATCATTTAGACCATTATATCCATTTCAATATTGGCAAATAGATCATATTGATTTTAGTAACACAATTATTGGACAAAAATCATCTAAAGGTAAAGTTAATGATGGATATCAATACATTCTAGTTGTTATTGACATCTTTAGTAAATTTGTTTATTTATTTCCAACAAAAACAAACGATATGCAATCTGTTGAATACTGTCTTACAAAAATATTTATGCAAGGTGATATTCCAGAAAAAATTGGTGCAGATAATGCATTTTGGTCATTAGGTCCATTTTTAAATAAATACAATGTGAAATTAATAATAGGTAAACCATATAGACCTGAAAGTCAAGGCCATGTTGAAAATAAAAATAAACAAATTAAGCGATATATCAATCATCATTTTAATAGATATAATACCTATAAATACTATGACATATTGGATCAAGTTGCATTCTCTATTAATAATACAGTTCATGCTGTAACTAAGTTAACACCAAACTTAGTGCATCGTGGACGTACATTATCTACCAAAATTGATGATAATATTGATAAAATTAAAAATAGAATTAACGCATCTGATATTGTATCAACTATTGATGTTAATAAAGATGACCACTTGAAATATATCAAAATGCGAGATAAAATGTATGAACATAAAATATCACATGTTAGAAATACTATACATAAAGTAGCAGACAAACGTGAAGAGCAAAATAAAGAAGTTCAACCAATCCAAGTTGGTTCAACAGTTAAATTAGCAACATATATCAAAATAGACGATAAAATTCAACCAGTACAAATAAAAATACAAAGAACCTTTGATAACTCTGCAATACCTGAATATGTGAAACTTAATAATCCTCTTACTGTTAAATCCAAAGATGAAAGTAACACTGAAAAACGTGAATCTGTTAAATCAATCACACGTCAACCAAAAACAATGTTCTCAAAAATCGACAAAAATACAACTAAATGGGATTGGTCTCTCCCACAGACAACTTTTACCCTTCTGAGTGGTCAGCAAATCAATTTGGAACCTCAAAAAAACTTAACCTTTGAAGTTAGTAGCTATACTTTAAATAAAGCACAGTATCAATATACATTAGATTGGATTAGTCCTGATGGTGATCGTTGGAAAGTATTACAATTAATAAGTAGTACTAAATATGCAAAAGAATTCACTTCTAATTTGTTACTTAAAACCCAGAGTACTAATACATCTCCAAAAACACGTCCTGATTACAAATTTATTGATTTAACAACAAAACCTTTATCAAAAAAACAAAAACAGACTTCTGCTGCAACTTTCAGTCTTAATCCAGAAATGAATGATGATGAATTTCTTCAGTTAACACTTAATAAGCATGAGAAAGCATATAAATTATTTATTAAATTTGACACACACCTTAATACATATAAAGATTATGGAAAAAGAGCAAGAATTTTTAAAGATACTTTTGACCTTGGCAGACAAAAAATAAAAGTATCTATCATTGAACATTATGACCTTGATAAAGGAGGCGTCGAATTGGGAAGAGATGATGGAGTAATTGTTAGATATGGACAGGGGAAAGATTCATATGGTGATGATAAGGCACATTATGATATAGAGCATAAGAAACAAATAAGAGCCTATCCTCTTCAAAGAGCAGATATAGCACAATATACAGCTACTATTGATTTTAATCTAAAACGTTATAATTGGTGTTTTAGGGAACCCTCTGAAATTATTACAAAATTAACAAAATTTTTTAAATAAATTATACACTTAAAGTTTATATTTAGTAATTATGTAATTTGCAGTAGCACGTGTTTCATCAATACCTTCACATGCATCATAGGCATGATCATTTGCACTTTTAATAGTAGAAACTGCTCTGTGATAAATTTCAGGCATTGCTTTTTGTACATTTCCCATTTTTAATTTGTCTAAATCATCCTGTGCTTCTTTTATTTGAAAATCTAATTCAGGTTTAGAAAGTATCTCTTTTTTCATTACACTATTCATTTCCATTTTACACGGACATGTCATCATTTTGTATACTTTAAAAATCATATACATAATAATCATATATATTACTAATCTTTGAATTGTCATTATATTTTATCTAGATAAAAAAATCACATGAATATTGATATACTTGCCTATTTTGGTGGTTTTTTTATAAGTATGCAATTAATACCTCAAATACAAAAAACCTTGCATACAAAAAGTGCTGACCATCTTTCCTCCTACTTTTTAACTAGTAATTTAATAGGTTTAATTTTTATGTCTTCTTATGCATTATGTAATAATGATATTCCTTTACTTATCACTACATGTGTATCTTCTTTTTTAATACAACCCTTCTAATTTGTATAAAACTCTATTTTACTTTATATAAAAATTGACTTAAAATATTTATTAACTTAAAAACTATGACAGAGATATATTATCAATCTATTATTGCTATTTTATCTACTTTTATTTTGCTTGAATTATTTGCTCAAATTTTCTTTTAATAATGAAAGAAATTGTAACAAAAGATATTGATGATTTTGTTCTTGTTGAAATATTAGACTCTGATGAAAGTCATGTTGATTCATATGATAATGATGATGCTACAACTATTGATCCATCTGATGATAATGATATCATTATTATTCAGACATTTCATGATCTGAATTTAGATCAATTGTGTTAGTTGCATTTCTATTTTCTAAAGTATTTATATTTAAATAAATTGGATTAATTTGTAATGTATTTGTATTCATGTCAAAATAAATTGTTTCATTATGCAAAGCAGCATGTGCACACATTGTTTTGAAATGTTCATCATGATATCTTCCACGAGCACAATTTGCTTGCCAACATGTTAATCTAATGTTACCACGCACATATCCTTTGTTATTATCAATACGATCCGGTGAAACTTTGTAAGGAGAATTATTCTCCCATGTCATATGAATCCCAGTATGTGCACATTTATAATTTTGTTCAATCAATAGTTTTGCAATATAATCATAATCAACATCAATATTATGAAACTCTGGTCGTTTAATTCGTAGTTTATCTGACCTCACTTTCATATGGTCTAATATACTTTTTATGCCTCCTTTCTCACTTTGCGACCAATCCCTCTTCTTTTTTGCACAACACTTTTTACATATGTTTTTCTTCTGCTTATATGATGGTTTCACTAAGTCTTTTATCATTTTATCCTCTTTACATACTGGACATACTACCATACTATATTATAATATCCGTTTCTTTAAGTAGAACGGACATCTTAATATCATCTTTTTTACACATAACTTTTTCAATTTGTATCAAAGTTTTATTTTAGATATATTTTGAAAAAAAAACTTTTTTCTAAAAAAATATGTTCATGATATTCTGTCTCTCTCTCTCTATAATTTTTTGTTGTTTTTGTTGTTTTTGTTGTTTTTTGTTTAGTAAGGTTTAAGGAATAAAATATATACTAAATATAATAAGATAATGCATTGTTGTAAAAATTGTTGCAAAGAATTCAAAACAAATTGGCAACTTCAGAGGCATTTAAGTAAGAAAATAGCTTGTAAGGAAGTTCCACCGATTACCACTGAAGTTCCACCGATTACCACACAAGTTCCACCGATTACCACTGAAGTTCCACCGATTACCACACAAGTTCCACCGATTACCACACAAAGTCTAACTTGCGAATATTGTCTAGTAGAATTCAGTAGAATGGATAATTTAAAAAGACATAAAGAAGTATGTCCATGGAAAAATGATGAAGTAAGAAATTTAGAAAGTAAATTAGGAATTAAAATACCAATAGATACATCAAGTACAATATGTAGATTTTGTAATATAAAATGTTCAAGAAAAGATTCATTACATAGACATTATCAAATATGTAAAACAAAAGAAAATTATAAAGAACATCTAAAACAATTAGTACAAGCACAAAGAATCTTCCTTCTAGATATTTTGAAAACAAATATTGCTAAATAAATGTGTTATTTTCTCTAATTTTGTTGTTTTCGTTGTTTTTGTTGTTTTTGTTGTTTAGTAAGGTTTAAGGAATAAAATATATACTAAATATAATAAGATAATGCATTGTTGTAAAAATTGTTGCAAAGAATTCAAAACAAATTGGCAACTTCAGAGGCATTTAAGTAAGAAAATAGCTTGTAAGGAAGTTCCACCGATTACCACACAAGTTCCACCGATTACCACTGAAGTTCCACCGATTACCACTCAAGATCCACCAATTACCACTCAAGATCCACCAATTACCACACAAAGTCTAACTTGTGAATTTTGTCTAGTAGAATTTAGTAGAACAGACAGCTTAAAAAGACATAAAGAAGTATGTCCATGGAAAAATGATGAAGTAAGAAATTTAGAAAGTAAATTAGGAATTAAGATATCAATAGATACATCAAGTACAATATGTAGATTTTGCAATATAAAATGTTCGAGAAAAGATTCATTACACAGACATCATCAAATATGTAAAATGAAAGAAAATTATAAAGAACATCTAAAACAATTAGTACAAGCACAAAGAACAAGTACAATAAATAATACAACAAACAATAATATCAACAATGATAATAGTATTACCAATACTACAATAAATAACAATACAATAAATCTAACTGTAAATTCAATAGGCTGTGAGAATTTAAGTTATATGAACTCTGAGATGATTCAAAAATTAAGATTAAATGCGTTATCAGATAGTGAATTTATGGCAAATAGTGTAGCAAGTATACATGCAGATGAAAACCATCCAGAAAATCACAATATTATATATAACAATCTTAGGTCAAATGTAGCATTAGTGAAACTAGAAGATACTTTTGAATATAGAAATGTAGATGAAGTTATAACTAAAATTATGAATAATTGGTTAAACAATCTAATATTTACAGAAAGATATGATGACTTACCAAATCATCTAAAACAAAAATATGAAGAAATAGGTGAAGATGATAAATTAGCAAATAGTATGATAAAAACACGAATATACAACAATAGCAAAAAGATGAAACAAAAATCATTACAGTGAGTTTAGGTTGTTCGTTTAATCCTGTTTACGTTTGCTGAAATTGATTTAAGTTTTTTGGGATCGAAGAAAATATAAATATAATATATTATAATGGAACTGATAGAACCGACTAAGAAAATGAGGAGAATGAATTTATTTATAAAACAAGTTTGTATATTAGGCATATAAGTGTTGGTGGTATAATATTTTTTATTGGACTAGCGATTGGGGTAGGTGAGAGTATTGGTAAATATGTAGTAATTTCAGGAGCTACTCTTGTAGTATTATTTGGTCTTGTTCTTCTATACAAAATGGTGAAGAAAGGGAGTTTAGTTCTTTGATTTTAAACGGTTTAAAAAACGCTTATACAAATATATATCAGTTTCTAACTTTTTTATAGTATAATAACGTGGATTGATATACTCTCCTGTCGAAGCGCTCATCATTATTTCATTAGCTGGGATTCTTTTATATTCTTTCTCTTTTTGATTTAATACATTTTTGAAGTGCTGTTCTAAAACTGTTTTCAGAATTTTAATTTGTTGTTGTTTATTTCTTAGTTGTGCTTCTATTTCCTTTATTTCTGTGTTAATAAGCAATTTATTAAGTATACTATTAATCGACTTGTTATTTGTTTCATTTAAAAATTTTTGTAATAAGTTTAATATATTTTTTTTATTTTTTTCTGATTTTTCTAAGGTTTTCAAGTGATTATATAATGTTTGCGCTGAATTTGTATTAGTTTGTAATTTACAAAGCTTCCCATACCCTAATGTTCCATTAGGATTATCAACACGAAACCCTTGAATTTTTTGAGCATTTTTATTATTATTAGTACTCATAATATATATATATATATATATATATATATTAATAATGATAAAATTTAATTTAATATTCAAACAATTTCTAAAAAATAGAGATAAAATACTTGAAAATAAACAGTATTTAAGTATATTAATATATTTTATTCTTTTTTTTATTATGGACTATTTTGGTATTTTTGACTATTATGGTCAAAGTATATTTCGTAGATCAATAAATATGTATAGAAGAACAGATCCATTAAATTATCAAAATAAATTAAAACCATTTTGTCAAAAATATGATAAAATATTAGATAAAAATGATATAATAAAATTACAATCTATAAAAATTCCTGAAACCAAAGATTTTAGTATTTTAACTAGAAAAAATACAACTACACATCAATGTTGTGAAAAATATAGTAAAAATGAGATTGAAATTATTGAAAATATATCTGAAAAAATAAGACAAAAATATCAAAATAAAATTAATAAAAAACTTTATTATCTAGAAAACAATAAAGCTACTATATACAGATATCATGGTAATAAATCTCATCATCTTTGGCATGTCGATCCACAAAATATATCTGAAATTTATAATATTATAATATGTATCAAAAAAAAAGGAAATATTAGTCCTCTACAATGTAAGAATAAAGCTGGAAATGAATATTCGATACATTTTGAAGAAGGTGACGGAGCATTATTTACTGGAGGAACAACAATTCATCAAGTTCCTCCAAATGATGATCCCAATTCAGAAAGAACTGTTTTGTCAATAGCATTTACAAGTGATAAAAAAATTAGTAAAAATAAAAATATGAGCAATAATTTGTGTACATATACGGAGGGAGGAAATAATTATATAAATATAATTAAAATTTTTCTTAGTGGTTTCTTGATAAATTATATACTTACAAAAATTTCTGGAATAAATCATTTATCTTATAGTTTTATTTTAGTATTTTATATAATTAATTTATTAATAGCAAAATACATACCATATTATTTTGATATAGGATTGGGAACAGCTAGATCATCATCTATTTATAATAATTTAATAATATTACTTATATTCATAATAGCGAGTATCTCTATTAAAGGAGCAATGATATTTTCAAGTTATTTTTTGATTAGTGATGTATTTTTCTCAAGGAAATGGGTTGAATATAATTAACATTTAAGATAATTTATAATTACAGATTACTAAGCACTTACTAAGCAAAATACTATAATAGCAAAACTCTTATACGAAAAATTCATTCGTCAAGTTATAATTCTGCCTCTGTGAGAAAGAAACTGCTGAGGAAGCATGGAGGGGAGTCAAGACCAAGCAGTGGAAGAAGGTGCCAAGAGGACGCGCGTTGAAAGGGTGAGGCTAGATACCTGAAGGACACAGTACCAGATACTGTGGTGGGTCGCGCGAGATATCTTTTTGCTTATCCTGATAGTTTGACGCGCGCACAGTGACACTGTAGTTTGTTGACGCGCGCGCAGTGGCTACTCTAGTTCCTCAACGCGCGCAGAGTATATACAGCTACTTTCCGCGCGCACTTTGACTAAGTGACACTGTAACTTTTAGGAGGAGTTTACAAGCAGTTCGGAAAGCACAATATCACAGGTAAGTATTAAAAACTTTGGAAAATTGTCATTAATCTCTGTGTTTGTAGGATTTTCGTACAAATCAAAACAGGGATATATTGAAGCAGGAAATGGTGCTTTTCACAAACAGACTCAAAGACTCTCTAAAAACTATAAACAAGGTATGTCTGAAAGGTAAGATATTTATTGTATTAACACAAAAATCAGGGGTATCAAGGTGAAGCTGAGGGGTTTACCAAAAGTATTGAAACTAATGCAAAAAAGTTTAGAGAAAACACAATAAAGCTGGAGGTGCGATATACACAAATAATAAACATTATTACTAAGACAAATTACAGGGACTACTTCCTGCATGTATTGCAACTGCACCAGTTCCTGCACCTGTGGCACAAGTTACTGCACGTATTGCAACTGCACGACTTCCTGCACATATGGCACAAGTTTCTGTACCTATAATCGAAGGTAAGGAAACTGAAAAAACAATTTGGAATCATGATACAGGGATTTCCTTTTCAGATGACGAATGTGGTACGTTAATCTCTGAATTGAAATTATTTGCCATCCGTAATTATAAAGATAAAAAAATTAATAGTATTGATAATGCTGAAGAAATCTATTTGAAAATCGATTCTAATTGTATATCATCAACTGAAAATTTTTTGAGACAACCTGAATTACATTATCAGAAGATATCTGTTTCTTTAACAGATATATTTTCATCTAACCTTACTCAAAAAATTTACAAAATGTTATCAATTGGGATGAATAAATTCAAAGTATCATATGTTGAATTTGTATCATTTGGATCATTTTCTATTATTTTTGGAAATAAGAGTATTGGACAGGTACCACATATTGATGTTACAAAAAACTGTTTTCAGCTTATTTTACCTTTAACGAATAATTCACCTACTACATTAGTTTGTGTTCGTGAATTAACGCCTATGCAGGTATGTGATATTTTAAGATTCAAAAAAGAAGATGCACCTGTATTTGAGCCTTGGATTGAACAGTATGGTTCTCTTGCATTACCATTTGAACAACTTGAACTGAACCCCATTATTAATAATCCTGTAAATGCAGGTCACATGTATGGTGCAAGAGGTGGATTAGTTCATGCTGGACCAAAATATGATGGTCATCGTGCTGTATTATTTATGGTTGCATACAAAAAGGATGTCATAAATTATGATCAAGATGCACAATACAATATTTTCAATATAATATTTTCATTAAAAAAGTTATTTCCATCTAATACAGGGGTATTAAATGAATTAAACAATGAATACAAAAAGAAATATGAGACTAAATATAAGTTATCTCATGTTTTTACGAGAATTGATCAACAAAAAAAGGCATTATTAAAAAAATAATTCAGAAAGCACCTAATAAAAAAATAGAATGTAATAAGAATATTTAGTTTCTTAGTCATATAGAATCCATCATTTGTAAAAGTGTAACCAAATTTTTTATAATATTCTCTAACACCAACACCGGAAATAATTGCCAAATGTTGAGTGAAATTAAGGATACAATACATTTCAGCAATAGACAATAACAATTTGCCAATTCCATTATGTTGAACACATTGATTACTTTTTTGTCCAACTTCACAGATATTTCCATAAACGTGTAATTCGCGTATGAATGCGTAATGTTTATAATTATCTTTACTTAATCGTAGACGAATAAATCCATATAAAATATTTCTATTATGACTTGTGGCACTAATGTAATACTCTGTTCCATTTGCGGCATTATATTTATCGACAAAAATTGTGAAAGGTTGTAATGTATTTTGACGAACTTCGCGACAACGGATACATTTACAGGTGATTCCAAGAGAATGTGCTTTTTCAAGAAGTTGTTGGCGAAAATTTGTGCGAATATTATTGCTTTGATAACCGATTATACCTTTTTCGATAGATTCCATACAAAAATCGCGTTGTATTCTGTTAAATCGTGTGTAATATTTGGAATGAATTTTAGCATGCAAACATACATTAAGAATATTTGTTCCATCATCAGCTTCAGCATATGGTTTCCATTTACCGGATTGTTTCCATTGTCTAATTTCTGTATATTCTACATCGAGACATGGATATATTTTCATATAATCTGGACTAAAATTGCCATTATTCAGAACGGTTTCCAACATATGTTTATCAAGCTCTGGGTTGCTACCAGGTAAATCAGGCATAACGTGAATATCAATCTTGAACCCATAATTTCGCAAAAGAGCTATTGCTTTTATAGATTGTTCAACTGTATGTCCACGATTTACGCCATCTAATATTGTATTATTAATATGTTGAACTCCAATTTGAACACGAGTACAACCAAGTTTTCTAAATCGCATAAGTTCGTGTTTAGTTATTTTATCAGGACGTGTTTCCAATGAAATTCCTATGATTCTACAAAGTGATGTTTCATTTATTTTCTGTTCATCCAAAATTGTACCAATATCACGTGTAATATTACTGTTATATATATTTGCTGCGAAAAACAAATCGGTAATAAATTTCTCTTGATAATGCCGAGGATAATCACTAAAAGTTCCACCAAGTACTATAATTTCCACTTTTTGCACCATATGACCATTTTCGCGTAAGGTATTGAGGCGGCTATTCATTTGTCCTATTGCATCATAGTTTACCTGTTTTCCACGGGCAACTGCTGGTTCATTATCTAAGTAGCTTCTTGCAGTACCTGGTTGATTTGGGCAATAACTACAATCATGACTGCAACTGAATTGAGAAGGTGCCAAAACAACTGTGACAACTAAGACACCACTATTACTTTTTGTATTTTTTTTACGTAATTTGTGACGTTTAGTATAAGACATTTCTGAACAACTTGAATTGCATGCTGCAATTGCACTACGTTTTCCTTTAATTTTCAATATATCTTCTATATCATCCATATTTGCCAACTAATATTTCAGATAAATAGTCTTAAAGTAATATTTATTATAAATAATATGAGTCAGAAGAAGGTTGATTTTATAATTAATAATACATATTTTCTTAAAGATGTATTATTAAATAACAAACACCTGAGAACTAAATTATATAAATTGATAAAAACAGAAGTTAAAAGTGAAAAGGAAGTTGTTAAAGAGAAAGTGCCTCATTATTGGGGAAATCCACTTAAAGAGCAATTAGACGAATAAGATATTACGACAATGAGAACATATATATTTCATAATTTGACATATGATTTAGAGAAATATATATTTTCACTTATTGATGTATGTTATTTAAATCAATTAAAAGAGGAAGTAAATACTAATGAACATCATGAAAATTTTTGGAAGGGGAAATATAACATATTAAAATTAATTGCTGATAAGCAAGATATCAAGAAGCAAGGTACTCAGTATATTTTGAAAAGGTTACCTAATAATTTTTCGTTTCAAAAAACAATAACCGAAAACAATGTCATATATCATAAGTATATAAACTGGTTTGCTTATAAAGTATTTTATTTAAATGATAAAACGAGTTGTAAAAAATTCAAACAAATTTTACGTATTTATATGCTAGATTTCATAATTATTCACAAAGAATTTATATATTCGATGCCAATTTATGATATGTTGCGGAAATCTTTACAATCGTATCTGTTGTATCTAAAAAAGAGAAAGTTTGAAAATGCGGATTTGTATATTGAACAACTTAAAATTGAGTGATTACATAATATTGAGAAGTGCTTTAGTTTTATTATCTTTAAATTTGTACATCAAATCTGGTTGATCAAGTTTACCATCTCTAATAACTTTATATTCACCTGTTGTAGTATCTAAATCATAAATATGAAAATTGGTATCTAGGTTGAAATGTTCTGTGCGTGTGGCAAAATTTAGGGATATACTACCTTCAGAGCCACTTATGATTCTGTGAAATATGCCACTTGGCCATACTACCATTGCTGGTTGGGCACAGTATAATTTGCCATTTTTGTAGACATTATCAGGAGTTACTATGAATGAAGCTTTTTCTTTTTTAACAGGACAATATATATCTATAAAACGTTCTCCTTGCAATACGATTAGATTGTCATCTTGACCAGTATGCATATACCAAGGTCGCATTACATTATCTACAGGACCTGGTGAGATTCCATTGGCTTTATGAATAACTCTATCAATACCATCTATTTTAGGGATATCTGATTTTGATACTTCATCAAATATGACGCCTGCTGTTCTTCTTAGTGTTCGTAGAGGTAATATTCTATACATTTTAATATAATTTCAAAATAATTTTTTAAATATATTTAAACATTTTATTGTGTGTAACCAATATGGAGGTTCATAATATATCTGGAAATGATTTATTAAATAAGATCAAAGACAATTCTATTGATCTCATTTTAACTGATCCACCATATATAATTTCGCGTGAAAGTGGTATGAACACACATTACAATAATGTAAAAAACAATAAAGACAATGAGATTGAATTTGTGAAAACAGAAAATGAATGGAATGAATATAAATCTAAATGTGATATCACTGATGATTCGAAAAAAGACAATTATATGAGATATGGTAGTATATATGGAAAGAAGTATTGTGTACGTACTGATTATGGGGATTGGGATAATCAGTTTACCCTTGATGAACTTGATGAAATTGTGTCAAAATATTATAAAAAACTAAAAAAGGGAGGAACAATGATTATATTTTTTGATTTATGGAAAATTACGCAGTTGAAAGATATTATGGAAAAGCATAAATTTAAACAAATAAGATTCATAGAATGGATTAAAACAAATCCACAACCAATTAATTCATCTCTAAACTATCTTACGAATTGCAGGGAAATTGCTCTTATTGGGGTGAAAGGTTCTAAACCTACATTTAATAGTAAATATGATAATGGTATTTATATGTATCCTTTACAAAGTGGTAAAATGCGTTTTCATCCTACACAAAAGAGTTTAGCTCTATTTGAAGAATTAATTAAAAAACATAGTAATGAAAATGATACAGTATTAGATACATTTTTAGGTGGTGGCACTACATTATTTGCTTCTATCAACACAAAGCGAAAGTTTATTGGATGTGAAATATCGAAAGAATATTATGATAAAATTTATGATAACCTCTAAAAAGTTGTATATGAACTACTTAAAGAATATATAATCTCTAAAAAGTTGTATATGAACTACTTAAAGAATATATAATCTCTAAAAGCTGTTTTTATTAGAAACGAATAGAATAAAAATCTTTTGGTCGAATTTCATCACGACCTGAATGTATAGCTTGATAATTAGCAAAACGAAATTTTTCCAATAAATAATCTTCAGATACTGATTGCAACATTTCAAAAACTTCCGGTTCAAAATTGGTAATATTGGAGTTTATATCTTGTGTAATTTCTCTTATTAAATTTTCAAAATTATCTTTGTTCAAGCAGAAATCTGTCTTCTCTTGTTGACATTTTATTTCACATAACCAAGTTGGATCAGGAACAAACTCTGGATCTTCAGCTTGTATTTTTGATAAAGATTGTGCTTTGTGATGTTCAAAGTTTTGTATAGCATCTTTTTTGTTTAAATCACCAGATCTGAAATCATTATAAATTTGAGAAATTACATCATCATCCATGTATGATTCAAAGTACTTATTTTCATGTAACCAATTATCCAATTTACTTTCTTCTTCTTCCATATTATCTTCAATTTCCATGTCTTTTTCCATCTGCTCTTCTTCATCTGAATCAACTTCTGTTTCAGTTTCTTCAAAATCATGTTCATCTATGCAATCTTCATTGTTTATTTGTGGTTTGTTTTCATCAATATTTATATTGAAAGTTTCTTCAAGTAAATAAGCCCTCATATGATTCAAAACTGTTTTATCATCAGAATTCCATAAATTGTATTTTTCTCTAATTTCCTCTTCAATACTCTGTAATTTCTCAGCATCAATATTAAACCCTTCGGTATTTATCAATTCATAAACAATATCAATGTTTTCTTCAGATTCAGAGTCAGACATATTAGATTTGTTTGATTCAAGAATCTGCTTATGCTACTCTTAGCTAATAGTCTTCTTTAAGTTAATTAAATATTATCATAGAGAATCATTTAGTATAATGTGCAAAGAAAAAGATGAAAAATTGATAAATACAAAAGATAATAAAACATTTAGTATGAACTACTTAAAATATACATAATCTCTGACTTAAAGAATATATTAAGATGCTGTAAGAGCAATTGCTGTATTATCATCTAATGTTTGATTGAATACTCTAAAATCTTTAACCTTCACTGGTGTATTATAATTTGTACCTCCAATATCTCTGAATATAAATGTTGATGTTGGATATAAATGACTATTATTTCTATATCCTGATAAACAGTTAGTGACTTTATCAGGGATTCCCCCTATATTATTATGACCTACACCAACTGCAGAATCTGAAGAATCAAATTCTTTTACACCATTCAAAAATAATGATATTCTCTCTTCTCCATCAAATTTATTCACCACAAGACATAATTTATTATACACAGTTAAGTCAAAGTCAATATTATTTGAAAGGATGTGATAATGATTATTACTACTACTTGTTGTAATAGCACTATCATCACTTCCTGTAATAGCTATTGTATTAGTAGATGTGTAATCTATACCATATATAAAACGATTGTTGCCACCATTCATTGTTTGATAAAGTATAAAATTCCAATCGGATGCTAACTCACCAGGAACACTTGATACACTTTGAAAATGTGCATAAAATGAATAATTATACATATGATTTATTGGATCAACATATGGATAGCTAGTAGTTGCATCAGGTAGAGGAGTTGTTAGATCAATAACATTATATACCCAATAACCAAATATACTATGTTGCTGACCAAAATCAATGCCAAATTCAGGAAGATCAGAATAATGTTTTCCTATTAAAATATATTCTTCTCCAGGATTGTCTAGATTCTGTAAGGGTGTATTCCATGTATTACCATTATAATAGTAATTATCATAATTCTGAAATGCATGGTTAACACCAAAAAAATCTCTATCATAAGTAGCACATTGATATGTAGTGTTATTATAAGTAACGGTTGGACGGTTAGCTGAATTAGAGTCTACATAGATACGATATGATGATGGGATAACTATTTCATATATTTCGTATGCATGAGTTACAGTTTGAATATTATTCAATATGTCAGCACAAGTAAATGTGACAGTATATGTTCCTGCTACTGTAGGATTAATATCAGAGCTTATAGTTACAGGTAATGATGTGTAATTCAAATCAGATACAGATATATTTGATAATAAATTATCATGTATTTCATATAATTCATAAGCACCTGCTGATGATGAACTTGCTAATCCATCAATAGAAATAACTGGATTAGTTACATCTTTAATAATGTAACTATTAATTGAGATGGCATGATTAAAAGTATATGTGTTTTGCGCATTATCTTTAATATTAACTAATACATTATTGGTACCTGTTGTTGTCCAATTTATATTTGATGTATCTATTGTTACACTATCTATTCCTGAAATTGAATCTGTTGCATTATTTGTTAATTGATGTAGCAAAATAGAATCAATATTGGTTATTAATGGGTTTACAGGTAATGTACTAAGTATATTTGAGGTATTTACAAGTGGTAAACTTTTATCAATGATGATATTATCTGAATTTGTAGGTGATTCAAGTGATAAAGAACCTATTGTAACTCCATCAACTACCATATTAACAGTATTTGAAGCATATTTATAAGATGGAACATAAAATGAAAGGATTCCATCAATGCCAGGTGTCCCAGTAGTTTCTATATAATTTGTTAAATCTTTACCATCTATATCAACTAGTGATAGTGATGTTCCTGTAAATTTTATATGTGATTGGTCAAATTTATATAAGACCTTTCGAGATATTGCAATTGATGAAGATATTACTTGATTATTAATTTCCCAATTTGTGTTATATCCTAATACAAATTCATTTGCAGATGAATGATATCTAGCACCTGGCCATGTTATTGTAATATAATTTCCTGCATTTGATCTATTTAGATCAATATAATATAATAAATCTGGTGCGTCAACTGGTACTGTAAATGTAATATATGCACCAGTTGTTCCTGGAGTTCCATTTACAGTAATTCCATTGGTATAAATATTTGATGAATCATTTGATAATGAAAAATTAAACGCAAAACTTGAATTTGATTCATAACTAATATCAAATGTATATGTTGAATTTCTAACGAATACTAAATTTGGCGATTCAATTTGATTTAGAAATAATTTTGTATTTGGTTCATTGTCTGGTGAATGAACTATATATTCTGTATCTGATGTTGAAGTGGGAATTTGTGAAGTGTAATATATAGTATTGTTAGGTACTGTAGTAGTAGTTGCAATAGTTGTATTAAAATTTGCGTAAATTATGTTTGAATAAATACAATTAAATGAAACAATATCATATTCACCATTTGAATTATTTAATGTAGGAATTGAATTATTAGCCCATGCTATTGTTCCTTGATTATTTGTCCATGTTACATTACTACCAACAATATTTTGAGTGTAAATAAACACTATATTTCCATTTTGACCAATTTTTTGATTAATTAAATTCACATTTGTTATATTAGTATCTACCGTAATATGAAATTGATTTCCACTTGCTAAATTAATATCTATATTTCCACTAGCATCAATGTTTAAATTTATTGGAATTTCATGTGTTCTACTTATACTCATTACATCATTAGTTGTAGTGCCTTCAAAACTAATTACACTTGCATTTCCAACTATAGCATGGTTTGTAAGTTTCTCTGCTTTTATTTTACCTATTATGTCGCCATTATTGTTATTAAAAATAATGGAATCTCCATTTATTGTAGTACTTGACATACTATATAATCAGAAATTTACACAGATGTCTTTTTGATTTCTGAAAGATCTTCTCTTAATTCTTTAACATTACTTACTAATAATCCAACAATCCCCATGTAATTCACACTCTTAAATCCATTACTGTCAACATGTACTAAACCTGGGTTAATTGCTTCAATTTCATCCGCATTAAGTCCAAATTGCAAATCTTCACCACGACTTGTATCTGCCCAATTGAATTCATAACCATCTATTTTATCAATATCAGATGTACGCGCAGCAAGTGAACGCATATTTGTTTTTAGTATTGGATCTGATGTAGTTGTAATTGACTGTGTAACTATATGTCCAGTAACATTTAAATCTTTAGGAGCATTAGTAGTGCCTATTGTTACAGCTCCTAATAATTTTAATGCCTGGCCACCTACACCTAATGTTGTTGCTCCTGATACAGTTAATGAAGCTATTGTTGTTGCTCCTGTAGCTCTTAATGAGTGCAATGATGTTGCTCCTGAAATATTTAATGTATTTAATGTTGTTATACCTGATACATTTAATGTTGTGTCTAATGTTGTTGCGTCTGTAGCTCTTAATGTTTTTAATGATGTTGCACCTGAAATATGTAATGTAGCTAATGTTGTTGCACCTAAAATTTGTAATTCACCTAATGTTCCTTTATTTGTTACATTTAATGTGCTATTTATTGTTGTTGCATCTGAAGTTTCCAATGAACCTAATGTTGTAGATGATGCATTTAATACAGTTAATGATGTTGCACCTGAAACATCTAATGAACCTAATGTTG